GGCGGACTGCCTTTGGCGGGCTCGACCTCGGGAGCACGTCGGACTTGTGTGCCTTTGTGCTGGTCTTCCCGCAGAACGACGGATACCTGGATGTGATCGTTCGTCTCTGGCTCCCTGAAGATGCCATTGAGCCCCGCACGCAGGAAGGCGCGCATTACGATCAGTGGGTACGTGAGGGATACATCACTGCCACCGATGGCAATGCGATCGACACCGACTTCATTCTCGAACAGGTCAAACAGGATGCCACCGACTACACCTTGCAACTGCTGGCCTTCGACCGTTGGGGCGCGGCGCGCGTCATCACCGCTCTGCAGAATGTCGGGATTAAGGTGGCGCAATTCGGGCAGGGCTACCAGAGCATGAACCCACCCATGAAGGAGCTCGAACGGCTTGTACTGGAAGGCAAGATCCGTCATGGCGATAACCCCGTATTGACATGGATGGCCGATAACGTAGTCGCCAAGATGGACCCCGCGGGCAACATCAAACCCGACAAGGAAAAGTCGAAGGAAAAGATAGACGGCGTGGTGGCCCTCATCATGGCGCTCGATCTCGCCCTCCGCAACGAAGTCCCCGACCTGAGCGGCATCCTGGATGAGGATTGGGGCATGTGACCTGCTTGACTTTACTGGCATTCAGCGGCCTACTACTGGCAACAAGGAGATACCAATGAATACACTACAGATCAGAAAAGCGCGCAGACAAAAGGAAATCCGCGAAGGTAGGGAAGAGTCCCTGAAAGAATACGAAACCAAACAAGCCGAGATCGAGAAACTACTGAAGCAGATCAAGATCGGTTTGGAGAAGCACGACCGCGATGCCAGCGGACAGGGCGGCCACCACTGGGGACACGTAGGCGACCTGACCAGCATCGCCGAGACCTTGACCGATATCCGCGATCGCTTGCACGACAAAGGCGAATACGCCAAGGCGGGATGATGAAATATCAAACAGACCCGAAGGAAGTTTACACGCTGGAGATGCAAAATCTCCAGCGTTGTTTTTCCGAACTGGTGAGCGCGTGCGAAGCGGTCAGCGCTCCGCCGAAGATCGGGTGGCGGGAGGTCGAGCAGGCGCGGCACTTTCAATTCATCCTACAGGAGGCGATTCAGGTTGCCGAAGTCTTGACAGGCGTTCAAGTTATTTTATAATCCCGCTCGACAAAAGCGCTGGGTGTCCCCCTCACCCAGCGCTTTTGTCATTTAATAAATGGCAGAAATCTATCTTGCGCCCTGAAAAACTCGTGCTATAATAATTTCAACAACTGATTGCAGTCTTGGGCTTATCCGAGACACCTGTCGGAGTATTGCGCCCGACGCCTTTCCAAAGGCGTCGGGCGTTTTTGTTTAACTATTCTGGAGCTTCATGGACTGGAACAACTGGGTCGTTACACATGCCAGATTGCGCGATACGCCAGGCGGCAACCTCCTCTGCGAGATGCCGTTCGGTTCGCGCATCCAAGCCACGGGCATCACCTTCGACATGGTCTACAGCGGCCAGATCACCACCTGGGCCGAGGTCATCTACCAGACCAGCCAGCGCACCTACAAAGGGTGGGTATACGCGCCCTTCATCGAGCCGCTCGACATGCACGACCACCGTCCCATCGTCTCCATCCCCCACCAAACCGAAAACCCACAAGACGCCGCCCAATACATGGTTTGGCTCGGCAACGTCCAATACAACCTCTGCGGCGAACTCTGCGTCTGCTACATCGCCCGATCCGACCTCGGCGCCATGCTCACCGACTGGCAGGCCAAAGCCCCGTCCATTTGGAACAATGTCTTTTACGGCGGACGCGCCCGCACCACAGGACTCCCCGACCTGGCGTCCATGCTCGCCGTCTACGAACGCTCCGACCCCATCCGCCTCGACGCGGGACTGCGCGATCCGATCCTTGGCCGCGCCCTCGTCACCCCCGCCCGCATGGAGAAGATGCTCGTCACCCATCAGGCCATCGTGGGCGTCAAAATCGAAACCACATTCGGCAGGCTCAAACCCAGCGGCGTCGGTCACTGGGTCGTCGTCGAAAGCGTCTACCCCCACGGCGTCAACAGCGGCGTCGTGCATCTCTACAACCCGTTCACCAACCTGACGGAAGGCTACTCGTGGAGCGAGTTCGTCCAGTCCATGAGCGCGCCGTTGGGTCTTTGGGTGGCAAGGAATTAATACATGGATCTGACCAGCGTCGAACCCTACGTGGGTTTATTCATCCAAATTCCACTGGTCTTTATTTTCATCTGGTTCACGCTCAAGATCGTGGACCGCTTCATGGTCTCGCTCGACAAACGCGACGCCGCGCTCGAAGCCCGTGACGACAAGTGGCAGGCCTTCTTGCAGGAACAGCGCGCAGAATTCAGCGCCGCCATCGCATCGCTGGCCGCCCGCTTCGGCGACGAGATCAAATCCCTCAGCTCCGAGGTCTCGCGCATGAACGGCGTGCTCACTGCCCACGACACGCGCATCCAGGAGCGCTCAAGGAAAGGCGAATGAGACGGAAAACGTCCCTGCGCGCGCTTGCTAAAAAATACGCCGAGGAAGCCCTGATCCTTGCTGGCTTCCTGCTGGTGTTGATCGGCGCCTATCAACTCAACGCAATCTCCGCCTGGTTCGTGGGCGGCGCCGAGTGTTTGCTGTACGCCTTTCTGCTCGCATGGAGCAAACGGAAATGATTCTCTCAAAAGCAATATCGTCCAGATCTCGCTCGGTCACTGCGCCCGCCAATGTGGTGCGTAAAACCGAGGGAATTTCCGTCGAGGAATTGGTTGGCATGATCGGCGGTTCGGCCACAGGATCGGGACAGGTCGTCACCGTGGAGTCGTCCAAGAATGTGGCGACCGCCTATCGCTGTGGAAATATTCTCAGCGACGATATGGCTAAGCTCCCACTTCAGGTCTTTATCAGCCGTCGCAGCGGAGAGATCGAACGTCAGCGCCCAGATCCATTCACGAACAATCTGGCCTGGCTGACCGAACGCAAACCAAACCGCTGGTGGACGCCGTTCCAATTCAAAAAGCAAAAAGCGCAGTGGCTGATCTATTGGGGCAATGCGTATGTCTGGCAGCCCCCCGCCTACCCGCGCGAGCATTTTATTTTGCCGTCGAAAGTGACCTATGCCGTGTTCGACCGCGCAGGCGAGTTGTGGTACGCCACTCGCTTCCGCGGCGATTCGCATGAGACCTACCTTCCCGCCGTGGAAGTAGCGCACACCATGATCAACCCAGACGAGACGGGCTTCAACGGGCGCGGCGTGGTGCAGTTCGCGCGCGAGACCATCGGCCGCCAGTTGGCGGGCTACGCATCCCAAAATTCGCTCTTCAAAAACGGGTTGAGCGCGGCGGGTATTTTGTGGCTGAACGGCCATTCAACTCCCGAAGAGCGCAAGAAAGTTCGCGGGATGTACGAGGAAACGATGAGCGGCGAAGTCAATGCCAGTCGCTTTGCCGTCCTGGACACAAAGGTCTCGAAGTTTGAACCCGTCACGATGAACCCGCGCGATGTGCAATTCCTGAGCCTGTTGCAGGACAACGATATTGCCGTGATGAATTTCTTCGGCATGCCCGCCTACAAACTCAACACTGGCAAGCAGGCCTATCAAAGCAACGAGCAAAACAACCTGGACTATCTCTCGACCACGCTCGACCCCTACCTGGTGCAGGACGAGCAGGTGGGCGGCATCAAGTGGCTGAGTGAAGAGGAACAGGGCTATATGTACCTCCGCTATGAGCGCTCCGCCCTCTTCCGCACGGACGCCAAGAGCCGCGGCGACTACCTCAACGCCGCCATCCAAAACATGCGTATGACGCCCAATCAAGCGCGCCAAATCGAAGATTCCCCCCGCGACCCCAATCCCGCCGCAGATAAGTTGTATCGCAATGCGGGCGTGGTGCCGATTGACTACAACCTAGGAGAGTCCAATGTCTGACCTGATTCGCTGTTTCAGCGGAAACGCCAAACCGCACGAACCCTTCTGGACCTTCCGCGACGCGGCCCAGGCCGAGAGCGGCGAGACGGAACTGGAGATCTACGGCCCCATCTCCGAATTTTCGTGGTGGGGCGACGAGATCACGCCCAAGCTCTTCAAGGACGAATTGTACGGCAAGGGCAAGGACGGACCCGTGACGGTGCGCCTGAATTCCTACGGCGGCGACCTGATCGCCGCCTCGGTGATGGCCGCCACCATCCGCGACTACCCTGGACGGGTGACCGTCAAAGTGGACGGCGTGGCCGCCTCCGCCGCGGTGATGGTGGCGCTCGCGGGCGACCGTGTCCAGATCCAGGCCAGCGCCTACATGATGATCCACAATCCCCTGCTGGGCCTGCTTGGTTATTACAACATCGAGGATCTCAAATCGTTCATCAACGATCTGAAGGTCATCAAGGACGGCATCGTCGAGGGCTATCAGGCCCGCACCAAGATGGAAGCCGAGAAGCTCGCCAAACTCATGAACGACGAGACCTGGATGACGGCCAGCCAGGCCGTGGCCTACGGGTTTGCCGATGAAATCCTGAGCGGCGCCACCAAGGCCGCCGCCATTCAGAAAACGGCCGCATTTGTCAACGTCCTGAAATCCACTTATGTCAACGTCCCGCGCGCGCTGTTGGATCTCTCCAGCGCGATCCAGCCGCCCGCGGGTAACGAAGAAACAGAGCGCCAGGCCAAGCGCCTCGCCGCTCACGCAAACATGTATCTCAAAAAGGAGTAGAGCATGGACCTGAAAAAATTGTACGACCGAGTCTTGAAGGCGGACGCCGAACGCAATCGCATTGCGTCGGACATCGTGCGCCTGAACGATGAGGACAAGTTCGACGAG